TGGGTGATTTATAATTCAGAATCTGGACAAAAGTTTCTAAGCGAATTAAGTACAGAACAAGTGGCCATGGTTTGGCCTTATATTGATAGTGACGCTTGGCAAAAGAAATTCACAAACTACCCAGCGGATCAAGAGTATGTGAAAGATATATTAAGCAAAGCAGGATGGTAATATGATCAAAAACATAAATGGCGGCAATGGAATAACAATCAACAATAATTATTCTTCCTGGCCTAGTTTTTACAACACACCTTCGGGCAATTCTTTAGTAGGGCAAATGCGCTACAACGGAAGCAGTCAATGCATAGAAGTTTATGATGGCAATAGTTGGTTAATGATGAATAGCGCATATCCCACAGTTGAACTCACAGGCGAGGTGCAGGCTATATTAAATTGGGCTAAAGAAAAAATACATGAAGAAAATCGTATCAAAGAACTTGCGGCCAAACATCCTAGTGTAGCAGATGCTTTGGGGGCAGTTGAACATGCCAAAGAGCAAGTTAGGATTGTGGCAGCATTGGTAGATGTTGAATGAGCGCAGACATTGATTTAGACTTTGCCAACAGAGAAGACATACTGAAACTTATTCAGCATGTGCCTGCACGGCAAAGCAACGGAAGAAAGCACACCTCGGGTGTGTATGTCACAGACATTCCTGTGGATCCCATAAATGGTTGCGCAGCCATAGACTATGAATCAGCTGAACAGCGTGGCTACTTCAAACTAGACTTCTTGAACATGAGTGTGTATCAGTTGATTCAAGATCAACAGCACTATGAATCAATGCTGAACACAACACCTCCATGGTCTCGACTGTGGACCGACGGACCTTGGGCCTCTCAACTGGTACACGTGGGCAATTATACTGACTTGCTCAAAACAATGCGGCCAGATTCGATACCCAGGATGGCGGCTTTTATATCTATTATTCGTCCAGGCAAGGCACATCTACAAATGAAGCCCTGGGCAGAAGTTTTTGCGTCAGTGTGGGACGGAGATGACTCACAAGGCTACACATTCAAGAAGTCGCATGCCCTTTCATATTCAGTGCTAGTGGCCCTCCATATGAATCTTTTAAATCAACCAAAATTGTAAATCATCCGTATAATCTAAGAATACTTGAGGCAAAGGCTAATAGCAGTAAGAGTAGTAAAAGTATTATTTCTCTAGACGAGTTGTTAAAAGAATCAATCCATCCGTCGCACAAGAGTAATTGACTTGCGTTTGCTTTTCTTGCGAACTATGTCCAGCAAACTGCAAGCAGGACCGTGCAAGATTTCTAGATCTTTGTTGACAAAAGTGCGTAAAGTATAGCGAAACTGTTCCCAATCTTTGCGTAAAAAGATGTTTATGGGGATTGATCTATTACTTTCCCACCACCAAGTGCTGGCCAGTTCTAAAAACAGCAGTTTGGCCTGTTGATCAGTGATGGAACCAAAGTCGTAGATAGTGGTAACGATATCGTCCCTGTTCTGCACCACACCCACATATTCTGCATTGGCATAAATGCACAATGTTATGAAGGGATATTTTTCTGTCAACTTTTCAAAGATATTATTACCCATAAATACTTACTGAGGATCCTATGTATTCAACCACCGTTTACTTATACCAACAAATCGTCCGGGTACTTTTGATAGACACCAGTGGCGGATATTTTACAGCGAGGTACGACCCAGTGTACGCAAAACAACTAACAATCAACAAGGGAGTGGACAATGTTCTGCTCTTTGAATTTATCAATCAAGACCAAAAGCCGGTGAATATTGCAGGCTCTAGTTTTGTTTTCCGTGTGGTAAATCAAACAGGAGATGAACTCCTGGTTACCAAGCCCATGGACATCTTGAGTTCTGCACTAGGCAGAGTCAAAGTAGTGCTCAGTACAGAAGATACTATCAATATACAGGCACAGCCGGCCAGTTACAGTATACAACGCACAGCAGGCGACTATGTGCAGGCCGCCTACACCGATGCCAACAGCCAAGCACGAGCAGACTGCAACATTGTGGATAGTATATTACCACAACACATACCAGCTGCGGTTTGCACAGTGCCTGACATGTACGGCAAGAACAACTACTTTGGCGTGGGTCCAACTCAATGGCCAGATTGGGCACTGACACCACAGCCAATCAATGCCATCCAATCAACTGAATTCTACAGCAGTTTCATGCCCACCAATGGTTCAAGTTTGACCACAGTCAAGTATGACTTGGTGGGATACACAGGCACAGTCAAAATACAAGCCGCTCAGAACTATGAATCAGTTTGGTACAATGTTACAGAGTCAAGACAATACCTATGCGACACCGTGAGTGATTATCTTAACGTAGTTGGCTTCCACCCCTTGTTACGCCTGGCATTCAACAACTCAATTGGCTATGGCGCCGCGGGCACTGTACAAGTTACAGATACTGTGGTAACTTCAGTTAGCATAACCAATCCCGGTGTGTATTATGTGGCGCCGCCCCTGATTGAAATCCTAGGCGATGGTTCTGGTGCAACTGCCACCTGTACAATTGATCCCAACGGCGGCGTGGCCGGTGTCACCATCACCAATGGTGGATCAGGTTATTTGCCGGTCCAATTCCAAAGCAATGTGTCGGCCACAGCCTTGTTCACAAACGGACGAGTACAAAACGTTCAATATCGTTGATCTAGTGTAACTAATCTGTTATACTCAACAGATGCTAGATATCCTTGCTTACCTGCCCGCAAAAAGAAAACCCAGTCCACAGGGCTGGTTGAGTTTCAATGCGGTATGCTGTGAACATAACGGACAAAGTCCGGACCGACGTGGACGTGGTGGCATCAAAGCAACCGAACAAGGTTGGAGTTATCACTGTTTCAATTGTAGTTACACAGCCAGTTTTGTACTGGGACGCACAGTGGGTTTCAAAGCCCGAAGATTATTGTCATGGATGGGTGTACCGGATAACGAGATTGAAATGCTCAATCTTGAAAGTCTGCGTCATCGTAGCATACACGGCATACTAGAAGATCGGCAACGACTATTCAATGCGTTAAGTGCCATTGAGTTTGAAGAGTCAGATGATTTTCCACCATTCTCTGAAGTAGTAACTCCAGAGTTTCCTTACTATTGGAATTACATTCAACAACGCGGCGTGCCAGAAGACTTTCCCATAATGACTTCTATCAAGAACGATGGAGTTCATTGGGTGAGGCCATTTGTGTTGGTGCCGTTTACATATGACAATCGAGTAGTGGGCTGGACCGCCAGGTTTTTAGATAACAAACAGCCCCGGTACATCAATCATTCACAACCTGGCTATGTATTTGGTACAGACTTGCAACATGCCAACTGGCAACATGTGCTTGTGATGGAAGGCATCTTTGATGCACTCAGTATAGGTGGACTTGCTGTAATGCACAATACCATCAGTGATGCGCAAGCAAGATTGATTCGCAGCCTTGGACGTGAAATTACTGTGGTTCCCGATCAAGATGTCGCAGGGGTGGAACTGATTGACCGTGCTGTGGAACTGGGCTGGGCAGTGAGCATACCTGAATGGCCTGCGGGTTGCAAAGATGTCAATGACGCTGTGATAAAACTAGGTAAACTAGGAGCCTTGCTAACTATTATGTCAGCAAGAGAAACTAGCAAAATTAAAATAGAAATAAGGAAGAAGCAACTTGTTAAAAGACTACGGACTTGATGTCCAACGATTATTCCTAGAGATGATGTTAGAAGACGCATCAAGTTATGTGCGGGTTCAAAACATCTATAACCCACAGAACTTTGATCGAAGTCTAAGGCCAGCGGCCGAGTTTATTAAAGAACACACAGACAAACACAAGACCATGCCCGACAGGCAGCAGATCTCTGCGACCACAGGTATCAAACTTGCCGCTGTGCCAGATTTGAATGAAGGCCACTTTGACTGGTTCATGGGTGAGTTTGAAGCATTTACACGACGTCAAGAACTTGAACGTGCTATTTTAAAATCAGCAGACTTGCTGGAGAAGGGCGAGTTTGAACCTGTTGAGAAACTTATCAAAGATGCAGTACAGATATCACTTACTAAAGACATGGGCACGGATTACTTTGCTGATCCTGCGGCTCGCATTAACCGATACTTCAACTCAGGTGGACAAGTGAGCACAGGTTGGCCACAACTGGATAGATTGTTGTATGGTGGCTTTAGCCGTGGTGAACTCAACATCTTTGCCGGTGGATCGGGTTCGGGCAAGTCACTTGTGATGATGAACATTGCACTGAACTGGTTGCAACAAGGACTTAGTGGCGTTTATATTACACTGGAACTTTCAGAAGAACTCACAAGTTTGCGAACAGATGCTATGTTAACCAACATGAGCACCAAGGACATTCGCAAAGATATTGACACAACAGAACTAAAAGTTAAACTGGTTGCCAAGAAGTCTGGACAGTATCGTGTTAAAGCATTGCCAGCACAAAGCAACATCAATGATATTCGTAGTTACATCAAAGAAGTACAAATTCAAACAGGAATTCGAGTAGACTTTATGATGATTGACTATTTGGATTTGCTAATGCCAGTGAGCGCCAAGGTTTCGCCCAACGACCTGTTTGTAAAAGACAAGTATGTGAGTGAAGAACTACGCAACTTGAGCAAGGAACTGGGTGTGCTAATGGTCACTGCATCGCAGTTAAATAGATCGGCTGTGGAAGAGATTGAATTTGATCACTCGCATATTTCGGGTGGTATTTCTAAGATTAATACGGCAGACAACGTGTTTGGTATCTTTACAAGCCGAGCAATGAAAGAGCGTGGCAAGTATCAAATACAATGTATGAAGTCACGTAGTAGTACTGGCGTGGGACAAAAGATTGATTTGGAATACAATATTGAAACCATGCGCATTACTGATGAAGGCGGAGACGAAGGCACCGGCTACAACAAGCCACAAAGTTCAATCATGGACTCAATCAAAGCACGGAGTCAAGTAAAACCAGCAGAGGGAGAAACTGACTCACCACCCTGGGAACGGGCAAAACCTCGAGAAGACTTTGATTTAGAAGCACCCAAGGTCACAGCAGATGTTCAAAGTGCAAAACTAAAACAACTGCTGGGACAAATTAAATCAAATTAAGAAATTGCACCTTTGATCACAGCATAACGCAACACAATAGCTTCGCCAAGTGAGCCTGAAGTTGCATTGCGAACATAAACAGTGGCCGAGCCTGCGCCACAAGCGGCAGTAAAAGTATAAGAACCAATAGTGCCTCCACTCACATGATTGATCACTAACACGTCAGTTGATGAGATTGTACTGTTTGTAAAAGTAAAACTCACAATGGTTGCGGCTGCCAAAGACGCATTGTTCATGGTGATTTGTCCACTGGGCTTGTTCAACGTAACACCTGTGGCTTTGTTGGTGGCTTGTGTCACAGTACCACCACCGCCAGCGACATATCCAAATGGATTGGTATAAGCAGTAAGAGCACGATTCAAATCATAGATGGCAATTGTGGTACCCGAATCCACAGTACTAAACCCAAATCTGTATGTGCCAGTGGCACCAAAGGTGATTATGTTAGAGGCATATCCTTGTATGCCACTGGTGCCCACACTGACCGCGGCAGGTAGTGTAACTGTGTAAGCAGTATTGGTCACATAAACATCAACATAAATCATACCCTCAGATCCAGCGACAGGCCAGTTGGTGAAACTCAGGCTGATGTTGGCAGCGGGCGCAACCAGTTGATATTGTGCGGCTGAGTAATCAATAGCAATAGCACCTGCTGTGGCAGTTTGTTGCAGATAAGTGTAACTGACATCATTTAATTTAACAGCGTATATTAAGTTGTCCGCCATGTTGTTGTCAAGTATGGTACCCGTTAGTGCGGCTTTAAACACACCATTGTTTTCCAAGTCGGTTATCTCTGTTGCGGCTATCTGAAAATTAGTTTTGATATTGGTAAAATTGTCTCTAAAGCCCTGTGTGTTATTGGGCTGGCCTGCAACGGGGTAGGTGCCGTCTATATTATTGGGGTTGATTTGACTTGTCATAGGTTTTCCTGTATAGTAGATATTTATTAAGACTTGTAATGCACTAAATAATCCAAAGGCCCAGATCGAATGCAGAAAAAGACCCGAAGTTTGCTGGAAGAACTTGATTCAATGTATGTGGAGCGTGATAGACGCTTGATTATTGAAACTCGAGCCGACAGCGTGATTGCCAGTGCCATACGTTTAATTGAACAAATTGAATCAGAGTTTGGCCCTGAGCAAGCGGACAACCTCACACGTAAACTGCTCAATGCCATACGCACCAAAGATGCCGGTAAGTTTTCGCGATCTGTCAGGAGAACCAATGCAGATTCATGAAATAACACACAAACACTTAACTGAATATACCAACATGCCAACGGCTCAAGGAACTGCTCCTATGAGTGTGAATTATGGTGCAGGATTTGCCAAGCCAGCAGCCACAGCAACTGCGACCCCTACTGCAAGTGCACCAGTGGCCAGCAGTGGAGGCATTGGTAGTATGGCCAAAACAGCCGCTGGGGGTGCCGCTGCCGTGGGTGGTGGTATACTTGGTCAAATTGGCAAGTCATTGATGAACAAGGCATTTGGTGGCACAGATGTCATGGGCAACAAAACAGGTCCAGGTATGAATAGAAGTGATGCTTTGAGACTGGGCCAAGAACTGTCACGCACACTCATGCCAGTTATGATGAAAGACTGGGCAACACAGGTACAAAGTGTTTTGAGCAAAAGCATAGATCCTGCTACCAAAATGCCCGCTACCAGTGCCGCTGTGCTGGCCCCTGATAGTAAAAATAATCTAAAAGCTCAACTTGATGTCATGATCAACCAGGCCATACAACCAAGGGGTGGGTTTGATTACAACAAATTAGCACAATATGCAGGCAACGATACATTGGCCAAGAATCGGGCTCAAGTGGTCATACAACAAATTGCCGCTGCCGCAGATCAAATATTCAAAGCCACACTAGATCCCACAAGTGGTGTTGATGTGTCACAGGCTTGGCAAAGCCTTATGACTGGAGGTATTGCTCCTGCACAAGGTATCATGGCATACGATTCTGGTAGTTCCAGTAGTATCGGTAGTTCCGGTAGTATCGGCGGCGTCGACTTGCGATGGAATCCAGAGACTAACAGTTTTATTATCAATCAAGGACGAGGATGGGAAAGATTTAGCGACACAAACCCAACTCATGTGACTATTGCAAAGAAAATATTTCCAGCAGGGTTTCCAAAATGACCACGTATCTCAACGAAGGTGGTAATGTTTTCAAAGATGCACAAGGCCGGCCGCTAACACAACGTATCAAACAAGCAGATATACCCAGCACAGTGGCATGGTTAGAGACTGTCACAGGTCTTGATTTATCACATGATCGGGATGAAGCAGGCATTCCCATCAAGTGGCTGGGCTCAACAGGCAAGAAGGCCGACTCCGGTGATTTGGATCTTGCCGTGGATGCTAATGAAATAACCAAAGCCGAACTCAAAGGCATACTAGACGCCTGGACCACAAAACACAAACAAGATCCCCGAGACTGGACAAAACTCACAGGCGAAGCAGTGCATTTTAAAACACCCATTCAAGGCGACCCCAAGCGTGGCTATGTACAAACAGATTTTATGTTCATGCCCGACATGGAATGGGGCACATTCTGGCTGGGCGGCGGTACAGGATCAGCCTACAAAGGTGTGTTTCGTAATGTGTTGATGTCAAGCATTGCCAAAGCACTGGGACTCAAAGCCTCAGCCAAAGGCATCATCAGTCGCCAGACAGATCGGGCAGTCACAATGGATCCAGATCAAGCCGCAGGCATATTGTTAGGGCCTAACTACAACCGCAATCAGATGATGACGGTGGAAAGCATTTACAAAGCACTGGCCATGGATCCTGACCGTGATGCCAAACTGGCAGACTTCCGTGAGTACATTGCACGTGAAGGTGTAAAGGAACCCGAAATGGGCGTGGCCGAAAGTGACGTTAACTTCCTGGCACGCCTTCGTGATCGTATTGTGAACCAAGGTTATGTTGCTCTTGTTGAAGCAGAACAAGCCGGTGTGGGCGGCCGTGCCAAAGGCATTGAACACCTGGAAGATCTAGTGTTCCGTCGTGGCACACAAGGTATCAAGGATGCTCTTGCTATTGTACAACATGCTACGGAACAACCCAAAACAACCACAGCCAAGTGGGACGGCAAGCCTGCTGTGATATTTGGACGTAAACCACTCAATGGTGAGTTTGTGTTGACTGATGGTTCGGGATTTGAAGCCAAGGGCTACGACGGCCTAGCCACAAGTCCACAAATGATGGCAGACATACAAAGCCGGCGTTCAGGCGACAGAACTGAACTGATTCAGATTTACTCGACGTTGTTCCCGGTACTGGAAGCGGCGTTGCCATCTAACTTTCGCGGATATGTCAAAGGTGATTTGTTGTACATGCAAACCCCGCCAGAAATTGCTGGAAACTACGTGTTCGAGCCCAACACCATTGAATACAAGATACCTGCCAAATCTTCGCTGGGTCAACGTATTGGCAATTCAAATATTGGCATTGCTATTCATTCAATGTATGCAGATGTGGGAGATGCACGTCAGCCCTTGAGTGGAGTACGGTTCAACGAAGTTCCTGGACTCATGCTAGAAAAGCCAGCTACACCTAGTCAATTACAGTCCGAAACCAATGCTGAAAAACAACTCAAACAATTGATTAAGTCTCAGGGCCGAGACATCGATACCTTGTTCAACCCTGCTGAATTGCGGGCACACAAGATCACGGACCTAGCAAAATTGTGTGTGGACTTTATCAACACCAAAGTGGGAGGACCACTCAATGGTGCCACGCTATTGCCTGAGTTTGGGGAATGGTTGCAAACCAAGGTAACACCACAAAAGTTTCGCAATATTGTGGAATACCTAAACAGCCCAAGTTCTAATACACCCGCTATTGCCGCGGCATTCTCAGCGTTTATTTTGCTACACGATCTCAAAATGTATATCAAACGTCAGGCTGACACCGAACATCCTGGACAAGAAGGCTGGGTCATGGCCACCCCTGCTGGCTATGCCAAGCTGGTTAGTAGGTTTGACCCCAATGCATTTGCGGCTCAAAATCGTCAGAGAAACAATCCTCAACAGGCGTGATTTTTCCAATTCGGCTAAATAAAAGCAGGTCCTCCAGGACCACTAACTTAAAGGAAAATCGAAATGGCAACATTCACAAGAGTAAATGGTACTACCCAACCAGTCTTTGCACTGGACGTAGCAAACGGTTCTATCGCTGGTACAGCAAACGTCGCGGCCCAAGGCCCAGTGATGTTGTCTGGCCCAAAGCTAGACTTCTTCTCATTGACAGCAAATGCCGCATTGACAAATGCTGGTAACGTTAACGGTTATTTGAACAACGTGTTCCAAGCAATCCAATCTGGCGCTGGTATCACTGGCGGCGGTGCAGGCGGAACAATTGCGTTCTATCAAGCAGGTGCAACAGCAGGTACAATCAACTTGGCTATCTACCCAAGTGGTGCTTACACTACAGCAACATTGGTAGCGGCTGCTCAAACAGCCAACGCAACTGGTGGTTTGAACATTGGTATCCCAACTGGTAACGTCAGCTCAACTGCTAGTTTCACCAACTTGGCTTAATAACTAATTTTTAGTTAACCCAACCCTGGACGTAAAAACTCCAGGGTTTCTTTTTGGCATTAAATACTCATAGAATGAAAATCATATGCCGTACTCTTTTTGATTGCAGTCTCACTGGTGTGACCGGTCATTTCAGATCAAGTGAAATTCCATTTGTAGATCGCGCTGGGCAATCTGTACGCAATCAACACGACTGGAATCATTCACGCAATCAACAACGCAACTGGGAAACACTATTACAGATCATAAGTTTACGCACTCAGCCAGTTGATCTTACTGTGCCCGCAGAAACGGATGGTGTATGGGAATTTGAATTTAGAAGTGAAAGTGAGGGTGTGTTTGAAATGTACGGAGATCCTGATCCCCTGGCCGGACTCAGAGTTGACTGTGAAGGTGTGCCCATGATGTTGAATCTCACTGAACAACCTAGCCTGGCACCAACTATTACCACCAATGGCAAAGGTCAAAACATTTGGTTCATTGCGGTAAATAATGCATTGGAGTAATCATGGTTGACACAACTGATATCGAAAAGAAAAGTCTCGAAGCCCACGTTGAATTATGTGCTCAACGTTATACTGCTTTAGAGCAACGTATTGACGATGTCAAAGCGGACACCGCAGAATTAAAAACCACCATTCAAGAAGTGCATAGGCTGGTGCACATGATGTCTGACACACGTAACTCACAGTTGATTGGTTGGGGAGTAGGGGTCATTGGATTTTTAACAGCCGTCATAGGATACTTGGTCACTCACTACGTACTAAAATGACCCGAGATCAAAAACTAGAACAGTGGGCCGAACGTGAGCTCAAACGCAATATTGAATCTATTATTATAGATAATGGTGATGGTGGTATTGTGGTTTTTGGAAAGTATTGTATTGAGCCTAGTGACACAAGATTCAGTGTTAGTACATGGGACAGAGAAATACACAGTTTTAGCAGTAAAAAAACAGCCATGTCATGGTGTACTGCTGATCACCAACAACAGTACAATTTAAGTAATACAATACTGGTGCTGGACCGTAAGAAACAGGCCTTGGCCGCAGATATATACTGTCGCAAGACAGTGGGCGAACGTGGACGCCATGAGAATTTTTATGAAATCATAAACATGAAAATTCAACCCAAAATAGACCTATATAATTCTGTTGACGCAGAATTAGAAAAATGTGTAAATCGGGCTAAATATCTACAGATTAGAGGATTCAATAATGAAACTGCAAGAACTAGCGGCTCCCAAGCCAAGTAAACAAATCGCCAAAGTATTCGAAAGTTATTTTGGTTCACGTATTCGCTTTGACCAATTGTCACGCAATCAAACTCGTGCTATGTTGGGCAAAGTACAAGGTGTGCTAAAAGAACATCGCGGCACAACAGCCCGCCATCGCAGTGAAACCAATCCCAAATATTTACAACTGGTAATGATGGAGCAGGCCCTGACTGCCAGACTAAAAGAAACTATGCTACCTGTGGCCGGAACTGGCGCCGCCCCTGCTACGCCACAAACTGCTGTGGCTGGTGGACAACCTGCTGTGGCCGGTGCCATAGCAAAAGATCCTAAACTGGCTGCCGCATTGAAGAAATCTGCCGCTGGCCAATCATTAAATCCTGAAGAACAAAAACTTGTGGCTGGTGCCGCAATGATGCAGGCCGAAAGTCGTTTGCGTCGCGCCATGCGCAGACTCAATGAATCAGAAGTTCAACAAGCCCAAGTAGTGCTGGCTGCACAAGACATGGTGGACAAAATGCAAGGCATGTTGGAAGACGTCTCTGAACTGCAATTTAAAGAATTACCAGCATTAGTTGACTCAATCAAGAACCAAGTTGGTGTTGACCAAGCCGCACAATTTAACGCTGATGCTACAACCGCGCTGACAGGCCTGTTACAAAACATTCAAGGTGCCAAGCAACAACTTGACGCCGCATTAAACGTTGTAACAGGACAAGCACCTGCTGGTGCCGCTGCCGCTGGTGCTATGGGTGCTGACATTGCCGCTGGTGCAGGTGATATGGCTGCCGCCGGTGCTGATATGGCTGCTGCCGGAGATATGGGCGCCGAAATGGGTGCCGAAATGGGTGCTGATGCTGCCTTGGATGCTGCCGCTGCCGAAGCCGGTGCTGAACCTCCTGCTGCCGCGCTAGGCCGCGCCAAGAGATAATGAAAATATTCGAAGTTGACATGGGTATGGCGCCTACGCCTAACCCGGCGCAACTGTCAGGCTTGGTACAGTTCCTTAATGGCCGTGCTAATGATACCAATGCTCGAAAAGAAATCAGCCAGGATGCATTTATCAAACTGGCCAATGATTTGGACATCAATATCACTGCCCAAAATCTAGCCGATGTTGTGAGTCAAGAGCCACTCAGTAATCTTTTGGAACCCATGGATCCGAACACAGGCGTATTGATGTTTAAAGGCGCCGGTCAACCAGATGTTGCCATGCCGGTAAACAAAGCACAAGACATTGTGGCCAGTGCTGCCAAATCGGCAATGAATCGAGACCGCGGCGTCTAACCAAACCTGTCAACCAAAGGTTGACACAAAACGTTAAATATAGTATACTTCACTGTAGGAGGCGTATATGAAAAAACTCATTGCATTAGTTTTGTTTACTCTAAGTGCCACAGCAATGGCTCAACATCACCATCACCACCGTCATGGAGGATGGGGATATAATGGTTGGATTGCCCCAGTGATAGTCAGTGGCGTGATTGGTTATGAAATTGCTCGTCATCAGTCCCCACCTGTAGTTGTACAACAGCCAGTGATAGTACAGCCTGCTCCATACTATGGGCAGACTCCGGTCCAATCTTGTACTGCCTGGAACGAAATACAAACAGCAGACGGTAGAATATATAGAGAAAGAACCTGTACACAATAATATGGCATACTCAAACAAAGTTATAGATCACTACGAAAATCCTCGTAACGTTGGAAAATTTGAAATCGACGACTCAGTTGGTACTGGTATGGTTGGTGCACCTGCTTGCGGAGATGTCATGAAGTTACAGATCAAAGTACAGAACGGAATCATTACAGATGCAAGATTCAAAACATACGGATGTGGAAGCGCAATCGCGAGTTCTAGCCTCGTTACGGAATGGGTCAAAGGTCGAACACTTGAAGAAGCAGGATCCATACGAAATAGCGAGATTGCTGAAGAACTTGCTCTCCCCCCAGTCAAAATCCACTGCTCCATTCTTGCCGAAGACGCCATCAAAGCCGCGGTAGCAGACTACCGCAAGAAGCATGATCTCGTTCACTGACACAGCCCGAAACAAAATACAAAAATTAGTCACAGCCAAAAACTATGCCGGCATCCGACTGGGTGTTAAAACTACCGGTTGCTCAGGGCTTGCTTATGTGTTAGAATATGTTAAGGAATACACCCCTGAACAGTATGTCACTAACTACGCACAAAATGATTTTGTTGTGCTAGTAAATCACAAAGATGACATCTATCTTAAGAACATGACAGTAGATTATGTGCGCCAAGGCCTTAACGAAGGCTTTGAATTTCGAAATCCTAATGAACGTGACCGTTGTGGTTGCGGAGAAAGTTTTAGAGTTTAATTTGTACAATCCAAAATTTGATTATCAACCCATACCTAGGGTCACAATAGAAGGACGACGTTATTACGCCACTCCGGATGGCAACAACTTGCCCAGTGTAACAACTATTCTTGATCGAACAAAACCCCCAGAAAAAGTTGAAGCATTAAATCAATGGCGTCGACGAGTGGGTGCAGAAAAAGCACAGCAAATCACAACCGAAGCCGCCAATCGCGGCACACGTATGCATACCTATCTTGAGCAGTATGTCAAGGAGGGTGCTATTAAAGAGCGTGGATCAAATCCTTTCTCTTGGCCCAGTCATGTGATGGCAGAAACTGTGATCCGAGATGGCCTTAAAAATGTTAGTGAATTTTGGGGCATAGAAGTTCCCTTGTACTTTCCCAGCGTGTACGCAGGTACCACAGACGGTGCAGGCATACACTTAAACGAAGAATCAATCCTGGACTACAAGCAAACCAACCGGCCCAAAAAGCGTGAATGGATCAATGACTACTTTGTGCAACTGTGCGCCTATGCAGAAGCACACAATGAATTACACGGTACACAAATACGCAAAGGTGTTATTTTGATGTGTGTCAAGCCCGACTTGGACGAGCAACACAATATTGTTGGCAAACCCCAATACCAGGAATTTGTGCTGGAAGGCGCAGAATTTGAGAAATACCGCACCCTATGGTGGCGAAAGGTCGAACAGTACTACATGCTAAATATGTGATATCCAAAGGACAATCACTGTGGCAATTGTACAAATATCACGAATCACACAACGCAAGGGTTTATTCAACGATTTACCCGATCCATTAGCCGGTGCAGAACTAGGCTGGGCAACCGACACTCGTCAACTTTTCATCGGTAATGGTACCTTGGCCGATGGTGCTCCTGTTGTGGGCAATACTGAAATCCTGACAGAATTCAGCGATGTTCTTGCGGCTGCCACAGCATATACCTATCAAGGCGAATCGGGCGGCTATACTGTACAAACTGGAACTGGCAATACTCCGGTAAGTCAGAGTTTGCAGTCCAGACTGGACAGCATTGCAATAATTACAGATTTTGGTGCCACAGGCGATGGTGTAACAGATGTCACTACCAACATTAACAATGCCTTGTATCAATTGTATTGTCGCAACGGTTCCATACCACAAACACGCCGCGGCTTGTATTTTCCTGCTGGTACTTACATAATCAGCAACACACTAAACATACCACCTTATTGTAACTTGTATGGTGATGGTCCAGAAAGCACTATTATCTATTTCTATGTACAAACCTGGGCCAACTCTGTCGGCGTTGGTACCGTTGCTTATGCCAGCGGCGTGTTGGTAAAAGATGGCGGTAACTATTATCGAAGTGTTGCCTCGGTTCCAGTGGGTATTGCCATCACTAATACTGCTTATTGGACTGCCACCACTTTGCCTGCATATATTTTTAGAACAGCCGACAGTTTGCAACAGACTGGCGACAATATTGGTACCAACGGCGCTTTGCAACCGGGCAAGTTTGAAATATCTAGCATGAAATTCATCACCAACATGATACACGATGGTTGTTACATTGAGGCCGCACAAGATTGCTCATTTGAGAGTGTAAACATTGCTGGACCCGAAACCACAAGTACTTTGAACACAGCCGCAAATGACACAGCCTGTGTGCGTTGGAACACTACTCCTGTATATGTTTGCAGTAATATAGAATGGAACCATGCCAGTTTCTCAGGCATGGTATATGGAACCAATACTGATGAACAAATTGAAGGAGTTACCTTTAGTAACTGCGCATTTGATACTTTATACCAAGGTGTGTATCTAGGTAACACCACCGTTTCCGCAGGCTATGTGGGCCCAACAGGATTCCGCATAGTACAAAACAATTTTGACAACATCTATGCACAAGGCATAGTGATTATAAATGTGGGACTCAACTGTTCGGCCTACAATGTGTTCTATGATGTGGGCAATCACTTTAATGGTGCAAACTCACCTGCTACATCAATAATTGACATTGATGCAATCAACAATGTCAGCGTTGGTGACATGTTTGAACGCACCACACAATTCTCTTCAACATATCCAAGAATTAATCTTGGCACTACATATAGCCCGGTTAATAACACCATCGCCCTAGGTATGAATGTGAGCAACATCACATTCTATCAAAACAACAGTGCTGGTGCCACTCCCTACAACTACGCCAATCAACTGGCCTTGGGTACGTATCAGCGAGTAGCTGGCATACAAGATAACTTAACTGTGTCTGGCAGTGTGCAGACATTGTTTACTTTTGATGCAGACTTTATTGCCGCAGTCAAGATTGATTACACTATCAAGACCGACAGCAATAATGCAGTCAGAACTGGCACATATACTATTGTACGTAGCACATCTGATTCAACAGGTGCTTTGGCATCAAGTGACTCTGGTATACAAAATTCTGACACTGGTGTTATTTTTAGTGTGAGCGAGAACGGATCTACCAGTGAGATAAGTTGGAAATATACCACTACCAACTCTGGTACTATTAACTATTCAATTACAAAACTAGCCTAATGTGGCCACACACTTTTGCCGAAAGGCTTGAGAGTTGGACACAACTCCGCACTCAAGCCTCCACCCTTGATGTTGAATCTGCACTACGCCAGATCAACGCCTGGTGGTTCCAAACTCCCTGGCGAGCATATCATTTGCACTGGGACGATCGAGCAACCTGGCCCGATCCTTGGCAATTATTGAGCGATAATCTATATTGTCCTCTTGCTCGAGGGCTGGGAATCCTGTATACTATAACATTATTAGATCGACAAGATTTGCAGGATGCTGTGTTGATTGAGGTCGATAGCGACAATTTAGTCCAGGTTGCCAAAAAGAAATATATACTGAATTGGGACTCAGACATCATCGTAAATATCAATCCAACGGGATCAAAAACCCGACACAGCATTACGCAAGAGCAAATAAAACAACAAATCGGGTAACAATGAAGCAAATTACAGTACAAAAACGCAGTGGACGTCGCGAACCGCTAGCGTTGGAAAAATGGCAGGCACAAATAGCCAAGGTGTGCGCAGGTATAGCAGATGTCAGTCAGAGCATGATCGAAATCAAAGCCCAACTTCACTTTTATGATGGCATTACAACAAACGAAATTGATGGCATTACATTACGTGCTATTGTGGACTTGATTGATGTAGAATCAAATCCTGATGTGGGACACACCAATTATCAATATGTGGCAGGAAAGCAACGACTATCAATGTTACGCAAGGATGTGTATGGCTCCTACGATCCTCCTCACCTGTATGAGATTGTGAAGCGGAATGTGGCCACTGGCCTGTATACTCCTGAATTGCTGGAATGGTACTCGGAAGAAGACTGGAATCGTATGGAAGACATGATTGATCATGTGAAAGATGAGCAGTATTCTTATGCGGCAGTGGAACAACTGATTGAAAAGTATCTTGTGCGTAACCGAAGCACAAAAGAAATTTACGAAACGCCACAAGTGCGTTATATGATTGCGGCTGCCACGGTGTTCCACAAGGAAGAACCCAACACAGCACGTATGCGTTACATAAAGGAATACTACAATGCCGCAAGTGATGGATTATTTACCCTTGCTACTCCCGTCCTTGCTGGTCTCGGTACCCCTACTAAGCAATTCAGTTCGTGCGTACTCATTCGCAGTGATGATGACCTGGATAGTATTTTTGCTAGTGGTGAGATGATGGCCAAGTATGCCAGCAA